CTGATTAACCCAGGAAAAAGCCATCCCGAACGGATACAATGGATGCGGCCCTATAGCTCAGCGGTCAGAGCTGGCGGCTCATAACCGCTTGGTCCTCGGTTCGAATCCGGGTGGGGCCACCAAGAAATAGCCCGAGAGGGTCCGAACAAGCCCGCAACCAGATGAGAAATCAAAAGGTTGCGGGCTTTTGCTGTCCGGTGCGGTTCGCCTAAAACCGTTGCCAACCGGGGCAACTTTGGGGCAACATTTGGGGCAACAGGGGACATGCCCCAAGGAGTTGCCCCATGCCCCTCTCAGATGTAGTCATCCGTAAGGCCCAAGCTGCGGAGAAGACGATTCGCCTGCACGACGAAAAGGGGCTGTACATGGAAATCTCCCCAAGCGGGGGGAAGTGGTGGCGGTTTAAATATCGCTTTGACGGCAAGGACAAGCGGATCTCCCTTGGGACCTACCCAGAGGTGGGGCTGAAGGAGGCGCGGGAGAAGCGGGACAAGGCCCGGGAGAAGGTGCGCAACGGGATAGACCCCTCTGCTGTCCGCAAGGCGGCGAAGGCAGCCAAGGCAGAGGAAGACTCCTTCGAGACGGTGGCCAGGGAATGGCACACGAAGCATGGGTCTGCGTGGGCATCCGAGAAGTACCGGGAGGTCACCCTTCGCAGGCTGGAGCTCAACGTCTTCCCTTGGCTGGGCAAGCGTCCGGTCGCGGATATCACCGCCAAGGAACTCCTCGAAGTTCTCAAGCGGGTGGAGGATCGCGGAGCCATCGACACCGCCCACCGGATCCACACCATCTGCGGCCAGGTGCTGCGCTATGCCGTTTCGACAGGCCGGGCGAAGCATGACCCATCCAGGGACATATCAGGCGCGTTGACCCCGCGCCAGCCCACTCATTTTGCAGCCACCACAGAGCCCAAGCGACTAGCTGAGATCCTCCGGGCGTTGGACGGCTACCCCGGAACGCTTGTGGTCCAGTCAGCCATGAAGCTGGCCCCGCTCCTCTTTGTCAGGCCGGGGGAACTCCGACACGCCGAATGGAAAGACATCGATCTAGAGAAGGGCGAGTGGCGGTTTCTGGTCACCAAGACCCAGACCCAACACGTCGTCCCACTCTGTATGCAGGCGGTGGCCATCCTGAAGACGCTCCAGCCACTGACGAACAAAAGTGCCTACGTCTTTCCGTGTGCGAGGAGCATCAAGCGCCCCATGTCTGATGTGGCGGTACTGGCGGCAATGCGGCGCTCTGATATCGGGAAGGACGAGATGACCGGCCACGGGTTCCGCGCCGTGGCCAGGACCATCCTCGATGAGGAACTTGGGTTCCGGCCAGACTTCATTGAGCACCAGCTGGCCCACGCCGTGAAAGACCCCAACGGACGGGCGTACAACAGAACGGCGCACCTGGAGGAGCGCCGCAAGATGATGCAAGCATGGGCAGACTACCTGGACAAGCTCAAGCAGCTGAAGCCCGTGCAGCCTCGAGACGAGTGACGAGCGCCACGATTTCGGGCTCGGTCTTCCCGGCGATCCGGGCGGCATTGATCGCCTCAACCTCGTATTCAGGCCAGCCAACAGCATGGCCGCCCAGGGGGACAGGCTTGGTGAAGAGCCCCGCCTCGATGTCCTCATAGTGGCTGGTCTTGCTTCGGCCCCTGGCCTTCAGGACATCGGGGAGGCGAAGGATGGCGTATTTCATATCTTCTCCATGGCGGGTAGCTTTTGCCTTCCGCAGAATTTGTGGAAATGGTGGATGGGTCATGCCACTTCGTAGTCGAGGTTGAAGGTTGAGGCGTGTGCCATGGTTAGGACTCCTCGTAGTAGATGAAGTTCCGGCATTGGCCGTTGGTGATGATGGGGGAGAAGTCCGCGTGAGGTATCGCGTCTCCCTCCCCCTTGTCCATGTGCCTGGCGCAGACTTCCTTTTGGTGGCAGTCGGAGGCCTCGCACCGGCACACATCGCTAGGGAGCTGGCTCATTCCCCACCCCCTCCCGGCCCAGGGCGGCGCGAGCCACTCTAACGCAAGCCCATCTCTCAGCCGATTTAGCGTCTCCATTCATGTCTACCGCGTGCTGACGGTTGAGTTCGATGATCTTCTCCAGCGCCTCGCGGAAGCGGTCACGATCTCGGTGGACGCATGCAGGGCATTCGAGTCCTTCAGGCAGGTAGGCCCTATGTTCCTTGCAGTAGTTGGTCTTCATTTCGTCTCCCTCCCCAGGGCTTCGCGAGCAATGTTGCCCATGTCTGGGTGGTGGCGCTTCACCCGGCGGCAGTCGTCGGGGTCGCTGTGGGGGATGCCGAACCGGTCGTAGTTATCCCGGATGGCGTAGAACTCCAGCGCCTTATAGAGTCGCTCTGCCAGCGCGTAGAAATCGGGGTCAGTCAGTGATTCGCAGGCATCGGCCTGGAAGCCGATGGACTCTAGGTAATCGGTAAAGCTCATTTCTCCCTCCCCAGGGCTTCACACTTGCAGGCCCCCAAGGTGATTGACCACGATCCCCACCTGGGGCTGACGGTGCAGCCGTGGTAGAGCCATTCGCCCAGGATGCGCCCCTTGTCTGGCTGGGGAGTCCTATCGATATCCATGGCTCCCACCACCTCTCCACAACGGCACGTTGCGACAAAACCGCTTGGCGCTTCTCGTTTCTTCATCACGACCTCCCCAGGGCTTCGCGGAGATAGATGGGCTTCCCGCAGTAAGGGCAGAACTGGAACCCGTTCTTGCGAACGCCATATCCGTTATCGATTTCGAAGGCGTGGCCGCATTCGGTGTCGTAGACATCAGCTTCGCCACGCATGCGTTCCCACTGACAGTTGTCACTCATGCATCACCCCTCAAACTCAGGGAGGGCCTCAAACTCCTCCGCTGTCATCTCGACATCCTCGACAGTAAAGAGGTCCAGATCGCCCGGTTCCACGTAGTCTCCGATGTAGTTTTCAGCCACGCCCTCTCTGGTCTCCCCCGGCTCGGTAATGAGGTATCCGCTCATCTTGGGGTGAGTGAATTTGAGGAATTTAGGCATGGCTTCCCCCTTCCAGGGCTTCGCGGAGCCCAGACCACCCGCACTTGAGACACCCAGCCTTGGCGTCATTGTCGTGGGCCTTCACGCTGTGGCAGTAGTGGTCCCCGGTGTTGGCCATGAACATCTGTTCTGCTGTCACCGTAACGTCTTCGCTTCCGCATTGAGGGCATCGCAGGTTGTTCATTTCGTCTCCCTCCCCAGTGCGGCATACGCGATCAACCGCGCACCATCACCGTCCATCATGTCGGCATCGCCCAGGTCTGCGATTTCTTCCAGCGCCTCATGGTAGCGGTCACACTGGGCTTCTAGCCGGGCGTGGTCGTCCGCGACAATATGTGCTGCGGTTGGTGCTTGGATATCGTCACGCCCTGGTGATTCCAATGGGCCCCGTTTCGTAAGCGTCGGCGTGGGTGGGATTCTGTATCGCCGGGTTGGGTCCTGGTAGCACATGGCCACGGCCTCCCGGATGAGGTCTTGCGGGAGTCTGGTCATTTTGTCTTCCCCCCTTCCATGGCTTCTCGGATTTGGCCCTTGATCCATTCCGATTGCTTCTCCAGATCGGCAATCTGTATGTCCAGGTTTCCGCGAGCCTCCCGGATGGCGTAGAGGCTCTTGGCCATCATGTCGAGGATCAGGCGGTATTCCATGACTGTGAGGTTCGGTTTGCTCATCACTTCCCCCCTTCCAGGGCTTCGCCAGCGATGAATGGGTCGCCGTATTCGTCATAGGACACGCCGCGCTTCTGGCTGTTCGGGTCGAAGGTGTCATCGGGGAAAACCTTCAGGCTGCGGTGCATCGCATCCAGACATTCGGGGTGCATGTGATCGGCCTGGAAGGAGCCATCGATAACGTAGGCGCGATAGGCGGCAGGCTGGCCCATGTCGATAGGTTCAGGACACCATGAGCAGTCGTGGGTCTTGCGGGTGGCCTTGATGGGCGTCTCGCGGTAGAAGCTCATCACGACCTCCCCAATGATGTGTCGGTCGTCACGTTCGGGCGTCCAACCCTCCTGCTCGGTCTGGTGCTGGCGCTCGGAAAGCACATCCCGGGCGGCTTGTGTAAGGTTATTCATGCTTCCCTCCTTCCAGGGCTTCGCGGAGCCCGCATGTGCAGCGGCTATCCGCCTTCATAGACCGACATGACGGCTTATGCGCGTAGATCAGCCAGCCCATCAACCTCTCCCTCTCCTTCTCGGCTCCCTCCTGGCGGGCGGCGGCGATACTGCGAGACTCCTGCTCAATTCGCCCACGCTCATGTAGGAGGGTTACAAATGCCTCGTCTTGCCCGATGAGTTCCACCAATTCGTCGAAACAAGTTGGTATCAATCCGCACTTGGTTGCCATATGCGCGATGCGTGGGCCTTGCTTCAGAATCTTGGTGTAGTTGTCTTCCACCTTGTCCAACGCCTTCCCCAGATCTTCGCACTGCCGGAGTAATGCGTCCCGTTCGGCAATGGCGGCGTATCGATCTGAACGAATGGACTCGATGGCGCGGGTTGTGAGTTCGGGCCAGTAGTTCCCGTTGAGGCCAAGCTCTACACTGATCCGACCAAGGTAATCCTTGCAAGATTTCAGTTCCGCCTTGAGCTTGACGGCGATGGTGCGTAGCTGGGTATTCTGCTCTTCCAGGGCTTGGACATAGGCCTGGAACTCATGGGTGTGACGCCCGATCCCAATGGATTTGGGCATCGTCGGCAGCTCCCCCTCTGCGGCCTCGTAGGCGGCTAGACGGGCGTGAAGGACTCCATTCGCGTCCTCGGAGGTCTGGAGCCTATCGACTAGCCTTTCAATCTCGGCCCCCTCCGCCTTCAATACTCCCTCCAACCTCTTCACCCTGGCTTCGGCCTGTTCCAGCTTGTCGCGGAGGTTGACCATTTCGAGGTTGTCCTCGTTATGGTCCGGCGCGGTGCGCTCAAGCAGAAACGTCTTGGCCGTTTCGCAGGGCCAAGGGACGCCGCACACCACGCAAAACCCGGCGATCTTTCCGTGTTCCGGGTCGTGCTCTTCGTTGCAGCATGCGCGATGCGCCAAGGCTGCAGCCAGTTCAATTGTGCTCATGCTGCGCTCCATTCCCCCCACCGCACGATGTCGGAGGGGCTGATGTTGGATTTGTGGTAGTGGCGGGCCCACACCCATCCCCCACGCGGCATGCGGCGGCGGTAGATGATGAGGCGGGCCCCGTCTGTCCGGATCCCAACCACGCGGGTCCCGAACGGTGGGAGGGTGGGCTTCACAGCGCCTCCTCCAGCAACCTCACCGCTGTCCCGATGGCGTGGAACAACTCATTCCGAAGATGGTTCCGGGTCTTCGCGGTGGGGTCCATCCGGTGCTTCTCGATGGCCTGGAGGGCTTCCCCCATCTCCTGCACGGCCCCGCTGCGGCGGTCATCCAGGGATGTTGATGGGTACTTGACGATGGAGTGGGCGATGGTGCTCTGGATGTCTGCGATGGTGGAGGGCTTCACGCGGCCTCCCTGATTCCGCTCACACGGGGATGCTGCAACCCCTCGGCCAATGCCGCAGCGATGGCCCCGCGTCCCGCCTTCTGGGGGTTCTCGGCGTGGATCTCCATCTCTTGGTCGGGCTGGTTGGGGTGGCTGATGGTGATGTAGAAGACGCGCTTCATGATGCCTCCGCATATTCGAGGGGCAGGGGCACATCTGATCCGTAGACCTCCCGCATCGCACTCTCGTACGCTTGGAGGGCGGCTTCATCCTCCGGTTCCCAGAAGGGCGTCTCGCCCACCTCTGACAGGCTGCGGGAATACCCCTTAAACGCCCTCATCCGCTTCGCCATCTTGGCGGCGGCGTCCTTGATTGGGTCCGACATGTCTTACTCCGTCTCTGAGTAATGGGCCTCCAGCACCAGCCAGAAGCCCAGGATTGCGATGAGGGCGAGCACTCGCGCCTCCAGATAGAGCCCCGCCGCAGGGAGCACCCCGCAAGGTGCGCCATGTGATTTCCGCCCTTTTCCATCAGCTCCACGTCCCAGCAGGAGGTTTCCATCTGCCTTGGTTGTGGGTTGAGAACGGCCCCTGTTGCAGGCACGGCGGGGTGATTGGTTGGGTTTAGGCTGCGATCTGAATAGCCACCACCTTGCGGATGCGCATCATCCCGCAGCCCACAGCGAGGGCAGAGGCGGTGGCCTTCGCCTTGGCAGGGCTCTCGGCGGTGATGTCGCAGCCGTAGACGGTGGGCCACCAGGCGGTGTCCTTCTTGTCCGGGTGGACAGTGCAGTGGTAGGTCTTCATGGGTGGGCTCCTATGCGGTCTTCTTGAGCGCGGCGGCTTCGAGCTTTACGACGAATGCGGCCAGGGCGGTCAGCACCTTCTCGGCGGGGTCATTGGCCTTGTTGGCGGTCCACTTCTTGGCGAAGTCATCGTATTTGTCCAGCTGCCCAGCCTGCTTGAATGCCTGGTAGGCCCGGTCCAGCGAGAGGACGAATTCATCCTGTGCATCCAGGTCCCAGCCGTTGGTGTTGGACTCCTGCTCCTGGGTCCTCGCTTCCGGCGCGGCTCCCTTCGGCTCATCGCTCTCCGGATGGAGGTCGCCCTTGTGCCACAGGTCCAGAGCGGCACCAAAGCGCATGGCGGCGTTGCGGAGGGCGTCACCGATGCGCTCCTTGGTGGCACTGGGTCCGGTCTTGCCCTCGGCGTCCCCGTAACCGATGCGGGTCATCCCGCAGATGGTCAACTTGATCCACATGCCGCCAAAGGCGTCCAGCCGGGGGAACCCAACCTCATCGAAAACCATGGGTTCCCAGTTCCAGCAGGGGTCGACATCCAGCAGCCGGTCCGTCAGGGCAGCGTGTCCCACATAATCCAGATGGACCACCTTGGGGTGGTGCCAGGTGCCGCAGAGATCGCAGCGGATGCCCTTCTTGTAGTCGGCCTTGATCTCGTCCGTCTGGGCCTTGGTCGGCTTGGGGAGCTTGCTGATCTGGTGGGGCTCAAAGGGAGCCCGGAGCTTCTTGAGGGCTTCGATCTGTTCCTGGTTCATCACTTCACCTCGATCTCGGAATAGACTCGGACGCCAGGGATCTCGCACCCTTCCTTAAGGGCTCGGACATCCCGCGCAATGGCGGCTTCGTCAATGGGCCGGTACTTCAGAGGCACCAGGGCAGGGTCGGTGATCTCGTATTTCCAAGCCGTGAAGGTCTTGGACGCGGAGCCCGTCACCTTGGCGACTTCGGGAGCGGCGGGGAGCACCACGCGGGTATCACGGATCGCCTGCTTGGCGGCTTCGGACTGCTCGGCAGCTCGCTGTGCGGCTTCCTCAGACTCCTGCTCGGCCAGGAGGGCGGCGAATGGATCTTCCTCGGTGGATGCGACCAGCTTCGCGGCTTCGGCCTCTTCCTGGGCCTTCTTGGCGGCGGCGATCTCGGCATCAGCCTTGGCCTTCGCTTCGGCCTCCAGGCGCTCCCGTTCCTTCCTGGCCAGGGCCTCAGCTTCGGCCCTCTGCCTGGCGAGCTCAGCCTGGTAGGCGCTCATGGGGCGGCGGTAGAGCCCCAGGGCTTCCTCAAAGGCGGCATCCACCGGCTTGAACTCGGCATTGATGCGCTTCACAGTGTCGTTGAGGGGCTTCACCAGGGAGGTGCGCTTGTTCTCGGCGGCCTTCTGGGCGTTCTTGATGGCGGCGACCATGGCATCAGCGGCGGCGTAATCGTCATCCGTCTTGATCACGACCGCCTTGGCGAGGCTCAACACCTCCATGGCCTTGGCGAGGTCGGCGCGGGCGTCCTGGGCGTCGATGACTTCACCCTTGAGGGCGGAGGTTCCGAGGGTCTGGATGTTGTTCATGCTGTGTTCTCCTCATAGGGATAGGGGCGCTCTTGGCGCAGGATTTCGGCTCGGTGCTGGTCGCGGGCGTTCATGCCCTGCCAGGAGTGGATGGGATAGATGGCTGAGAACTCCAACGGCCACACGCTGCGATGCGGGGCCGGGAACATCAGGTCGGGGGTGGGGACGGGGCGCTTCATCCCGCCCGTTCCATCGCCCGCTCGAAGACATCCACCACAGGGCAAGGAAGGGAAGCGGCTTCAGCGAGGCAGTCAACACACACCCCGTCATCGCGTTCCATTTCGAGGGTCAGGAGTTCCCCGCAGACTGCGCAGGTAATGGGTTCGGCGTTCATGCGGTCTTCTCCTTAGGTTGTAGGAGGTCCATGAAATAACTCAGGGCGATGTCTTGGCTGGGGAATGGGGCAGAGATGCCGGACGATTCGCCGTTGGGGTAGAGGGTCACGCCGCGCCACATGCCGTCAGCGCATCGCCAAACGTGGGCGAGCTTTCGGCGGTAGGGGCCGACGATCCACCAGCCGATTGGAGCCGGTTCGTATTTGAGGGGGGGGGGCGGACTTAGACTTTTTCACGCGGTAGCCCCATCTTTCACCGGCACGAACTTGTCGCCGGAAAGTCGGTAAGCAACGCCAGCCAGGACCCCATCTTCTCCCACCTCGGCCATGCGGATGCGCCACTGTTCGCGCTTCTCATCCCAATACTGGCAAATCAGGGTGGAGCCATAGCCGCCGGTCAGGGTGGAGTCATAGCCGCCGGTCAGGGTGGAGCCATCGCCGCCGGTCAGGGTGGAGTCATAGCCGCCGGTCAGGGTGGAGCGATTGCCGCCGGTCAGGGTGGAGCGATTGCCGCCGGTCAGGGTGGAGCGATTGCCGCCGGTCAGGGTGGAGTCATCGCCGCCGGTCAGGGTGGAGCCATCGCCGCCGGTCAGGGTGGAGCCATCGCCGCCGGTCAGGGTGGAGCCATAGCCGCCGGTCAGGGTGGAGCCATAGCCGCCGGTCAGGGTGGAGCCATCGCCGCCGGTCAGGGTGGAGTCATCGCCGCCGGTCAGGGTGGAGTCATAGCCGCCGGTCAGGGTGGAGCGATTGCCGCCGGTCAGGGTGGAGCGATTGCCGCCGGTCAGGGTGGAGTCATCGCCGCCGGTCAGGGTGGAGCCATCGCCGCCGGTCAGGGTGGAGCCATAGCCGCCGGTCAGGGTGGAGCCATAGCCGCCGGTCAGGGTGGAGCCATCGCCGCCGGTCAGGGTGGAGCCATCGCCGCCGGTCAGGGTGGAGCCGATGCATGTGGCTGGGTCCGCGCCGAGGGAGATTAGGAGGGCGGCGCAGCTTGCCTTGTCGCCGACATGGACCACATCGGCGCGGGGGGCCTTGATCTTGCCGTCAATATCGACCCACTCATCGATGCCGACAACCATCCACTTGGCGTCAGGATCCCAACTGAGATAGTTAGCACTGCCAGCTCCCCACAGTAGGCCATGGAGCCCGTTCCCGCATTCGGCCTTTGGCTTCCAATCGGGGCACTCGACGGTGCCAAAGGTGGGCCACTGGAAACCCCCGTGGGATGTCATATCCGCATTGCAGGTGCGGAGCATGTAGGCCTTGTGGCGGGTTTTGAGTTCTTCGATGGTGGGAGGTTTGACGGTCTTTTTGCGGGGCATGGTGCCTCCTATGCGGCTGGCGGGATGGGTTTGCGGGGACAGAAGCGGATGACCTTGCCCATGGCTGGCCTCCTGTAAAACGGCGAGTTGCCGCTGAAACCCAGCCAGCTAAAACCACGCTGTCGCTGGGCTTCCGTGGGAACTCGGTTGCGAGGGATTCTTTCCCCTCTGCCACCCCTTTCGCTGGGTCTGCGCCTTCACGGGTCCGGCACATGCGTCCTTACCGCTCGGGGATCTCGGGTCTTTTCTCCAGGCCCCGCGATAGCTCACATCGCGGCGGTTGCGGGACTGTCTAGCTCTCCCACCTGGTCTTCCTCCAGCGTCCTGAAAACGCTGGTTTCGGTTGTCATATCGCTATCGGTTGGCACAGAGCTATCGCCAGCCCCTCAGGGCATCGGCTTTGCTGGTCTGGGTTACTCGCCTTGCTGCTCCTACCCGGTTACCTCAACGGCTCGGTGGCTCGTCTGTGGGTGGGGGTGGTGCAACACAATAATGTAGTGTCGCACACTACACGTCAAGGCCCAAATTCTAAAATATTTCAGACAAAAGAAAACCCCGCGCTGGGCGGGGCTAGTGGCGCGTTGGACCGGAAGGTCAGTCCAGTGTGGTGGGATAGATCGCCACATCACCGCTGGCCGGGAACCCAACCCGGTAGGCCTTGGCAACGCCACGCTCCAGCTTGATCGTGGCCCCAGCCATCTTGTTGCCGCAGAGCCCACCATTGGTCGTGACCTCAACAACGTGTTCACCAGGCGTCAGGTAAAGGCTCACCTTCTCCTCCGGCTTGAGATTCGCAGCACTCTCTCCATCCACCATCACCCGGAGTTTGCAACCGGACCCACCGAAGCCGGAGTCTCTCACCACAACCACCAAGCACTTGGAGGGATCCTCGGTTGTGAGGTCCCTGGACAGGACATCTCTGGCTGGGGTTGCAAACTCTGCCCGGACGCGCTCAGAGGCACAGCTGATCATGGCAAAAAGGGCGAGTGCGCAAACTGCATATCTCATCTTTGCCCCATCCCATTTGACTTTCATTTGCCAACCTCCGGAATAAGCCAATTGTTCCCGCACGCACAACACACCCATGTATTGCGCAGTTTTTCCGCCTGAGCACTCAATAGCAACCGCCTCCGCTCACGGTGCGACCTCAGCGCAATAGGAGTGATGGCAATACATATCCCGATGATCATAAACACGATGGGTAGAACCAAGGTGGATTTGTCCCAGCCAAGGTACCACCCGATGATAAGCCCACCAACTATTGTGATAGGCCCAGCCATGTAGAAATACCCATCTGGCGTTATCGGCTTCACTGGTGCCATAGATGCGGCAATCCTCAGCGCAGCGGCGTTGACGGAAGCGCCACCTCGCTCTGTAAACATTGTCGACGTGGCCATGAACATCTCGCAAGTGGACACCGCAGAACTCCCACACTTTGGGCAGTTGATCATGCGCACACCTCCAGGGCTTTGATTCACTTTGTCCTGCGAATGTAATACCCAACGAAAATGATGACGGCCCCCCCTATTAGCCCTGCCATCTTTTCCTCTGGCGTGCATTTGATTGCAAGCGATCCGACGATAAGCAGTCCCCCGATCACCATAACAATCTCATCCCACTTCGCTTTCATGCGCACACCTCCAAAGACCTGATCCGGTAGGCCGCGATCATGCCGGCCAATTTCCTGGCTGGGCAGTTGTGAAGGGGTAGGTCTTCATAGTGGGCTGACAGCGCCCCAATGAAGGCATCAGGACACGCATTCTGATGGAGCATGATCCGGGACTCTGGGATCAGCGCACAGGCGGCCCAGCGGTTGGCCCTCCATTCGTCCCGGCTATAGGTCAACTCACCCTTTGGCCCGCACGGATGCTGTACCAGGTGCCCAATCTCGTGAGACAGGATCCACATGTCCCGGAGGGGGGACTTGTCCAGAGGCAAGAGGATGACGGGGGGCTCGGGCCCTCCAGCGATGAAGAGGCCGTTGTCGCCAATGTCAGCCCTGCCACCACGGCACCCCAGGGATGTGGCGTACTCAACCAGGTCATCGAAAGACGGGTACCGCAGGCCAAACCACCCAGGATGCCGAATCATCAGTTCTGATACCCGCTGACAATAGCCTTCCAGGCGTTGTAGGCGGCCATCTTCTGTGCCTCTGTCAGTTTGGTGATGTCGTGCCCCATGGACCTCAGCATGACCCGTTCCATCTCGGAGGACTCAGGGTTGGTGCCGGGGATGTCGGATCCGGGGTCGTCAACGATTTCGGATAGCTTGACCCCCAATACTCGCGCTGCATTCTGTGCAGTCTCTAGTTTGGGGCACCCTGTTCGCTTGTCGTATAGCAGACCATGCAGCCCACTCGGCTTAAGGCCAAGCCTTTCCGCCATCTCCTCCGGGGTTAACCCGTGCTCCTTCCTGTAGTCCAGGACGAGCTTTTTGAAATTATCGCGCTGGGGCCAGTTGCTCATAGCCCAAGTCTCATACAGCCGGCACGATGTCGCCATGTTGTTAGGCGTTGACAATGTCGTGTAGCACACTACACTTGGTCTATGCCGAGACACAACTACCCCTTCAAGGAAACCATCTCTGGGCTCGCTGAGCGGGTCCAGACGAGCCGAGTCCATCTGTCCCGCATTCTTTCCGGAGCCGAGGGGGTAAGCATCCAGCTTGCCTTGCGCATCGTTGACGCTTGCGCTGGGCAAATTTCTCTTGAGTGGATTTTGACCCGCAAAGTCTACAAACCCACGGCTGACGACCCGGAAGCTCATCGCGGCCCCCTCAGTCTCGCGTCATAGGAGGTCGCATGTCGCTCGTCCAGTTCGATCCTCGCAAATGGCGGCGGCTCCTCCGGGGGCTTCGGAACGAATTCCACCAGTTCTGCCAAATGGTCTGCGCTCCAACCCAGCTTCCTCATGTCCGCCTCGGACTTCACCTTGATCGCGGCTTTTCTCCATGCCTCGTTTGTGCCGAACATCGCGGCCTGCGACAGGGAAATAAGGCTGGGGATGTAGGCGTTCGGTTCCATGCGCTCTCTCTGGAGAAGTTCTCATGACTCACAGATTCGCTCGTAGATTGGGTCAAATCGAGATCCCAAATTTTGACCCTAAGGTTCAAGTGCGCAACCACTTCAAGGGGTGGCTGTACGATGCGGTGAAACTCAGCGGGCGCGAACGCAAGAACATCTGCGATGACATGCACGGCCTGGACATGGGCCTGTTCTCGAAGTGGATGAACCCAAACGAGTCTGATTGCATGTCTGCCCACTGGCTGGTTTTGTTCACCCGGGCCGCTGGCCCCTATCTCCTGGCGCAGATCGCCCATGAAGCTGGGTTCGAGCTGGTCTACCAGGGTGATGAAGCCCTCCCGGGGCTCCCGTCTGGTGACCTGTTGCCCCTCCTGTCCAAACTCCACGGAGACGCCATGGCCGCGATGATCCAGGCCAGAAGTGACGGTGTGATCAGCGAGTCCGAGAAGCGGGCCATTTACCCAGGCCTCAAGCGATGCATCAGCGTTCTTGAGGCAGAGGCAGAGCACTACCGCCCTGAGTCCATGAGGAGGTCCGCGTGAACTCCATCGACCTCCTCCACCTCTTCAATGCCTTCGAGGCTGGCTCGGACGCTTGCCGGCGTGGTGACGATGCCGCGATCCAGCGGTGTATCGACCGGCTGAACAAGATCTCCAAAGAAAAAACCCCGGTGGCTGCCGGGGCTGAACTTCAACCGTCTGCTTAGGAGACGATCCACATGAATTCTACGACAAATGGCCTAAAACGCCATCCCCTCTCAGCGCTCTTCTCTCGGTTGGACCTTGCCGGGGATGACCTTGCAGCCTTGGTAGAGGACATCAAGGACCAAGGGTTGCTTTCCCCGATCACCACCCATGAAGGCATGGTGCTAGACGGCTGGAATAGGTATACCGCCTGTGGCCTGGCTGGGGTTGAACCCGTGTTGATTCCCCTTCACCCTGGCGCAGATCCATGGGAGTTCGTCAAGGGCTCCAACATGCTACGGAGGCACATGAGCCCCGCCGAGCGGGTGGCGGTGCTACTCCTCAAAACTCGGATGGATGGCGAATTCTCAAAATTGAGAATTCCGACTGAGCAAGCCATCGCCCAGGATCTCGAAGTGAGCGCCGGAACTGCCCACAAGGCCGCCGTGGTCGCCAAAGCTAACGACCCCGCCCTTGTTGATGCCCTAGCCGATAAGAAGGTCTCCCTGGACCGAGCCGCCGAACTCGCCAAAATGCCGGAACATGAGCGCCATGCCGCCCTCGAAGCCCCCAAGCCCTCCCACGCGCCCAAGAAGGACGCCGCCGATGTCGAGGCGCTCCAGGCGCGTGTGGAGGAACTGGAAGCCGAGCGGGAAGACTTGAAGGACCGCCTCTTCGAGATGGCCCAAAACCTGAAAGAGACGATGGAGGAGAACGACTCCATCCGCCGCATCCTGGACGCCGAAGACCTCCTGGCTGGGTATGACAAAGAGGTGAAGCGGGTCAGGGAAGGCGCTAGGCTCATCGAGGCCCGGAATACCTCCCTTTCGGTTGAGGTCAACGAACTCAAGCGGTTCGCCAAGATGTGGAAGGGCAAGTTTGAGCGTCTTGAAAAGACCGTGAAGGTTGCGGAGGCTGCGTCATGAGTCTCTTCGGCGGCGAATTCCCCCCCCTGCGCGAGTTCCAGACCCGCGCCCATGAATCCCTTCGCGAAGGCGATAGGGCAGGGCACCGGAAGCAAATCATCATGGCCCCCACGGGCGCCGGTAAGACCATTCTGGGCCTAAACATCATCAAGAACGCCGTAGACAAGGGCCGGAAGGCGATGTTCCTTTGTGACCGGAAAACCCTCATCGCGCAGACCTCGGAAGTGGCGCGGACGGTCGGATTGGGGCACCACGGCATCATCCAGGCCCAGAACCCCATGTTCGACATGAGCCGACTGTTTCAGATCGCCTCATGCCAGACCCTCATGCGCCGTGGCTGGCCTGACGCCGATGTGCTGGTGGTCGATGAGGCCCACTGCCAATACAAGACCTGGGTCGATTACGTGATGTCCCCCGATTGCAAGGCCCGTGTCATCGGATTGAGTGCAACCCCCTTTTCCAAGGGCTTGGGCGGCATCTTCACCAACCTCATCAACGCCGCGACCATGGACGAGCTTGTGAAGCTCGGGATCCTGGTCCCCATGCGCATCTTCTCCTGCCGGAAGCCCGACATGAGCAACGCTGAGACGCGGGGCGGCGAATGGACGGATGAAGCCGCCGCCGCCGCCGAGCTGGTCATCGTGGGCGATGTGGTGAGCGAGTGGTGCAAGCTGTGCCGCGACCGGAAGACCATCATCTTCGGACCCACCATCGACTACTGCAACGAGCTTCAGAAGCGGTTTGCAGAGGTGGGTGTCAACATGGCCGTGTTCTGCGCGGACACCCCGGACGACGAACGGGCCCGCGTTCTGACCGAGTTCAACCGCCATGATTCCGAGATCCGGGGCCTGATCTCTGTTGAGGCCCTGGCCAAGGGATTCGATGTGAAGGATGTCGAGGCGGTGTGTGACTGCCGCCCCCTCCGTAAGAGCCTTTCCACGGCTATCCAAATGTGGGGCCGTGGGCTTCGATCCTCCAAGGAGACGGGCAAGACGGACTGCTATCTCCTGGACTTCTCCGGCAACATCATCCGGTTCGCGGATGACTTCTCCAAGGTCTACTACGAGGGCCTGGACAAGCTGGATGACGGCGAGAAGCTGGACAAGGAAGTCCGCAAGGATGACGAAGATCGAGAGCCCAAGGCCTGCCCCCAGTGCGGCTATTCACCCATGGGTAGGCGGTGTGTTGGGTGCGGCTACCAGCCGGAACCCAAGAGCCTGATCGAGGCCGCGCCTGGCGAGATGCAAGAGATCGTGTTGAACGGCAAGAAACTCGCCACGGACTACATGCACCTCTACGCCCAGGTGGCCACCTATGCCAAGACCCGGAGCGCCCCCGAAAAGCAGAAGGGCAGGGCTGCGCACCTCTTTAAAGACATGACGGGCCAGTGGCCACCCAAGGAATGCCAGATCGAAACGGCCCCATGGGTTGAGCCGACCCGGAACGTCCTGAATAAGATCAAGAGCCTCCAGATCGCCTTCCAGCACCGGAGGGCGTCATGAGGCAGACAAGCAACAACGCCTTCGGATCCTGGCCCGGCATCCTTCTGTCCCTGGGGGTCGATGCCAAATTCCTCCGCAATGAGCATGGGCCCTGCCCGATATGTGCCCCCAACAAATCCCCGAGTGACAGATTCCGCTTCGATGACAAGGGCACCGGGTCTTTCTTCTGCTCCAGGTGCGGGGCTGGTGATGGGTTCAAGTTGCTCGAGCTTATCTTCGGGTGGAGCTTCGCCAAGGCTGCCGACGAGGTGGACCGGGTGCTGGGCACCGGAGTCCCCAAGGCCGAGGCCAAGCCTGAGCGCACCGAGGCCAACAAGCGGGCCTACATGCGCTTGCTTTGGAAGGGGTCCCGCCCTGTGACCCCGGGGGATCCCGTCTGGCTTTATCTGGAGAGGCGCTGCGGCAACCCCGCCCCATTCCTCCAGGACATCCGGTTCCACCCCGCCCTAAAGCACTCGGTTGACGGCGGGGAGCATCCCGCCATGCTGGCGATGATGGGATGGGACGGGGAGAAGTTCTCTGGCATCCATCGCACCTACCTGACCTTGGATGGACAGAAGGCCAACGTGGATCCGGTGCGCATGACCTATGGGGACCTGGGGCCTGTGCGTCTCGGGCCCATCATGGAGCGCATGGGTATTGCGGAGGGGTTGGAGACGGCCATGTGTGCCTCTCTGCGCTTCGGGGTGCCGGTATGGTCTGGGATCTCTGCTGAAGGGCTCAAGGCATGGGCGCCGCCCGAGGGATGCCGCTCTGTGTTGGTGTTCGGCGACAACGATGCCAGCTACACCGGGCAGGCGGCCGCATTTGCGCTGGCTCGTCGGCTGGTGACTGACGGGGTTCAGGTCGAGGTGTGCATCCCCGACCAGGCCGGAACAGATTGGGCAGATGCCCAGATAGCGATGGTGGCGTGATGGCCGGGTACGCAAAACTCTCCAGCTCGATCATCACCAGCTCGGTCTGGTGTGAGGATGACAAGACCTTCCGGATGTGGATCGCCATGCTTGCCATGGCTGATGCGAATGGGCATGTGGATGGCTCCGTGCCTGGCATGGCCCGCCTTCTGGGGTGCACAGTCCAGGAGGCGGAGCACTGCCTTGACCGGCTCATGGCACCGGACCCGTACAGTAGAACCTCCGAATGCGAGGGTCGGCGAATCATCAGCGAGCCGGGCGGGTGGCTGGTTGTGAATTACGGGCTCTACCGGGGGCAGTGCCAGACCAAAGACGGCAGCCGTGCCGAGTATTTCCGCAACTACCGCAAGCGGAGGACTGCATGAAAACCTCCATGCAACACCCACAACTGTTGCGCAACATCCGGGATGTTGCGGGTAACGGTGCGCTACCGTCTCCTGCTTATGCTTATGCTTATGCTTCTGTACCTAGCCAAGGAAAAGAAGTAAACGTTAAGGAGAGGGGAACCACCCCCGCCCCCCGCGAAAAGGAAATCCAGGCCGCCATCATCCAGGCATTCTGGTTCACCCACCGCATCACCCTCTGGATCATCGACGCTGGAAGCGCTGGGATGCGCTCGGGAGCCTCGAAAGGGCAAAAGGGCCACTCCGGTATCCCAGCAGGCTTCCCGGACCTCCTGGGGGTCATTCCCGGCGATGGCCGCGCCTTGTTCATCGAGGTCAAGCGGCAGGGTGAGAAGCCTCGGGAGAACCAGGCTGCTTTCCTGGCTGGGCTGAAGGCAAAGGGCGCTGTCGCTTTCTGGGCCGACAGCGTTGACGCCGCGCTGGCGAAGTTTCAGGAGGCCGCATGAGAGTCTCCATGATCGAGCCTGGAGGAGTCTACGCCAGCAACTGCGGGAACGTCCGTGAAGTGGTCTCCATCGAGGGCGACTCCCTGACCTACCGCGTGGTGAGAACCACCTGCAAGAGCGGCCTCCCGTTCTACTTCGTGCCCGGCCGCCTGGTGACCGTGGGGCGTGAGGCTTTCGCCCGATGGGCTGACCGAGAGGTTTCAGACACAGAGTTCAGGGGGATCGCATGAAGCCTTGGAACTCAACAGATCGGTTCTGGTCAAAGGTCCAGAAGATTGAAGGGGATAAATGCTGGGTTTGGACGGCGTGTAAGGACCCGAATGGTTACGGTAGGTTTCGGCTCCCAGATGGCCGCACTGCTCTCGCCCACCGCGTCGCATACCTCCTTGAGAAGGGCGAAATCCCTGATGGTATGGAGTTAGACCACAAGTGCAATAACCCAACATGTGTTAACCCATCACACCTTAGACCATGCACAAGTCGAGAAAACAAGTGGAACAGGAAGCACGGGAAAGTGAGTTCTTCCGGGCTACGCGGCGTGACCCGGCATGGCCGAGGTTGGCGCGCAAAGATCTCCATCAATGGCCAACTGGTCTACCTTGGCACCTTCGAAACCAAGGAGGAGGCGCATTCCGCGTACTGCGAGGCCGCCAACCAAAACTTTGGGGAGTTCGCAAATGTTGACATCAAGGGGTCGGTGGCATGAAGTTATGGAATAGTTCGTTGAACGTCAAGCGCATCAAGCCCCGCCGAACCGCCCCCCAGACCCCCCAAAAAGGCGAGGGAGCCGCCATCCTCCACCCCGGGCCCTTCCGGTCTCAGACCATCCGAGACCTGGCGGCCGAAGCTCCCCACTGCATGGAATGCGGGAAGCGGAACGCCGGGGATGTTGTGGCCTGCCATCCCAATTCACTCGAGTACGGGAAGGGCATGGGGCAGAAGGCGCACGACTGCCCGGCGTATCTGTGTGGGGATTGTCATAACCTCCTCGACGGCAGGGCCGGCGAACTCACCGCCGATGAGAAGGCCGTGATGTTCCTTCGGGCCGCTTACCGGTCCTGGGTGTGGCTCATGCGAGAAGGGCACTTGAAGGTGGCGGCATGAACAAGCTCACCTTCATCCTCCAGCCCACCCCCCACCCCGCCCGGCGCAACTGCTGGGAAGCGATCAAGGCCCTGCCTGATGGCTATGTGGTCACGATCCAGGAGCCCAAGCGAACCGTCCAGCAGAACGCGATGATGTGGGCGATGCTCGGCGAGGTGTCCAAGCAGGTGATCTGGCACGGACAGACACTGAGCTCCGAGGAGTGGAAGCACGTCTTCACTGCAGCGTTGAAGCGGCAAAAAGTTGTCCCCGGCCTGGATGGGGGCTTTGTGGTCCTCGGTCAATCCACCAGCCGCATGAGCAAGAAGGAAATCAGCGACCTCGTGGAGCTGATGAGGGCGTTCGGGAGCGACCCCGCGCACTTCGTCGACTTCAAGGATGTCGAATGGGAGATGGCCTCATGAACACCCTGAACCGACTCAGAGCCATGACACCCGAGCAGCTGGAGCGATGGAGGCGGGCCCGGCTGGGAGCGTTCACGCTTCCGGAGCGCCAGGCGCTTGAGGTGATCTATCGAGAGAGGGGGCAGTCCGCATGATCTGCGCAGAAAAGAAACGCTACCCATCCAAGCGCTTTGCCGACGAGGCCAAAAAGAAGCGCATACGAGAGAACCCAACCCTGGAGCTGAGGTCTTACTTCTGTCCAGCCTGCGGGAAATGGCACCTGACGCACCAGGTGCAAGAGGAGGAGGCGGCATGAGCCGAAAAGCAACTGACCCAGAAACAGGGCTCACGCCAAAACAAGAGGCGTTCTGCCTCGTCTTGGCCAAGACTGGCAATGCTTCCGAGGCCTATCGGCAAGCCTATGACGCCTCACGCATGAAGCCGGAGACGATTACCCGAAAAGCCGCCGAGTTGGCGGCGAACGGCAACATACGGGCAAGGCTGGCATCTTTGCGGTCGGACGCCAGGAAGCAGTCTGGGATTACCCTTGCCGATCACCTGCGGGACCTGCGGACCTTGCGAGAGGAAGCGCGGGGTGCGATGCAGATCAGCGCCGCTGTCAGTGCTGAGGTGGCGAGGGGCAAGGTTTCAGGTCTCTATGACAGCAAGGACGAGGATTCCGCAGCCCCTGCGCCTGTGGCGGTGACGATCAATGTCGTGGATGGGAGGAAGCCCGCATGAGCACACGCATCCTTTGGGCAATCGCCATCCTGAATACGGCCTCGATGATTGTGAATATCTACACCCTTTGGCGCGAGTGGGGCCGCAATTGACCATCCTTTCTCCCACCCTCAACATCCCCCAGGCACAATTCCTGGCGATGCCCCACAAGTTCAAAGCCTTCGTGGCCGGGTTTGGCAGTGGCAAAACCTGGGTTGGTTGTGGAGGGCAGGGGAAGCACTTCTACGAGCATCCCCGCATCAACACAGGCTATTTCGCGCCGACCTATCCCCAGATCCGCGACATCTTCTATCCCACCGTGGAGGAGGTTTTCCACGACTGGGGACTGACGGCCAAGGTCAAGCAAGCCAACCATGAGGTTGAGGTCCATCAGGGCCGCCGCTACATGGGGCAGATCCTATGCCGATCTATGGAAGACCCTGGGTCCATCGTGGGCTTCAAGATCGGCCACGCCCAGGTTGACGAAATCGACGTGATGCCAAGAGAGAAGGCGCAGAACGCATGGCGGAAGATCCTCGCCCGCATGCGCTACAACGTCGACGGCCTACGGAATGGGGTGGATGTCACCACGACACCCGAGGGATTCCGGTTTGTATATGATCAATTTGTTTCACAGAAAGTAAAACACCCGGAGCATGGGGCATTTTACGGGATTATTCAAGCAAGCACTTATGACAATGAGATCTATCTGCCCCCGGATTACATCCCATCACTGCTCCAGTCCTACCCTGAAAACCTGATCAGCGCCTACATCGACGGGCAGTTTGTGAACCTCCAAACGGGGACCGTCTACCAGGCGTATAACCGGAGGCTGAATCACTGCGCTGATTCCGTAGAGCCTGGAGAGGTGATCTTCGTCGGCATGGACTTCAACGTGGGCAAGATGGCGGCCATTGTCCATGTGAAGCGGGATGGCAATCCCCGGGCCGTGGACGAGATCGTGAACGCCTACGACACCCCGGACATGATCAAGCGGATCCAAGAGCGGTTCTGGCGGTGGAACGGAAGTGCCTATGAGCGCAACCGCCAAATCCGGATCTACCCCGATGCCTCTGGCGGGTCCAGGCGATCTGTGAACGCATCTGAGACGGACATTGCCCTACTCAAGGCCGCTGGGTTCATCGTCTCCGCGCCTGACGCCAACCCGCCCGTGAAGGACCGCATCAACGCCATGAACGGCATGTTCCGCAATGCAGAGGGCGTGAGGCGGTATCTCGTCAACGCCGACAAATGCCCCACCTATGCCGACTGCCTGGAGCAACAGGCATGGGCGACCAATGGCGAGCCCGACAAGGCTGGAGGGCACGACCACGCCAATGACGCCGCTGGCTACTTCATCCATCGGGAGTTCCCCATCGTGCGCAAAACCGCCACCTTCCACCCCTTCGCCCTCTGAGGTGCCCATGACCTACCTCGAAGACCTCCTAATGGACGCCATAAGCGGGATCACCCCCGCCCAGGCGCGCCAGGCCCTCGAAGTCCTTCAGCGGGTCGAAGTGATCACCCACGCCTCGGTGGAGCGGTTCGAGCGGGACGCCAAGCTCTACCAGCTGCGCGGGAGCGGCCTGGGTTGCACCATCCTTGCCGCCCGGTTCTCGATGCCCCGGGAATGCGTCTTCCGGGCCATCCGAGAACACGCCAAACGCCGACGCGCTGTGCTCCTGATGGCCAGCTAGGAAGTAACACCCAGAAGTCACACGCAAGCCCCGACCCTGTGACCCAGGGAGGGGCACCATGCACAGACGCGCTGACGGCTTAGGCCGATTGAACCCACGCCCCTCCCGGTTGGGGGCTTAGGATGCAACTCACCACGCATTTCAGCCTTGAAGAGCTGAGTGTCACCAACACCAGCAACGACAACGTGGTGCCAGACTCCCTTTTTGGAGCGGTATCCAGATTGGCCCAACTTCTGGAGATGTGCCGATCCGCCCTGAACGTGCCCCTTCGGGTCACCTCTGGGTATCGGTCCCAGGCCGTGAACGCCAAGGTGGGCGGCGCTCGCAATTCGGCCCACCTGTATGGCAGGGCCGCTGACTTCGTGCTGGTTTCTGACTCCTGGACGCTCCGGGAGGCTTTTGAACGCCTCCGCAGCGACGAATCGATCCCCTACGACCAAATCATTCTCGAGCCTGCGTGGATTCACATCGCCATAGCTGCGGCTGGAGCGTCACCTCGCCGATCTCAACTCGTGGCTAGGGCTGGGCAGCGGGGCATGGTTTACGAGGCTGCGAAATGAAGATCGCCCGCGACAAACAACTCCACATTGGTTCCGGCATGGCCCTGGCGCTCGTCACGATCTGGTTTGGATTCTGGGTGTCCCTCGCTGTTGTCCTCTGCGCTGCGGTGGGCAAGGAGGCGTACGACTACCTCCACCCCGACAAGCACACCTGCGACGTCTGGGACGCGGTGGCAACGGTTGCCGGCGCCCTTCCGGTATGGGCTATCGCTGCGCTGGCGGGGTGGTTGGGATGAAGGCGTTTATCTTGAAGCTACTCTCTGCCGGAGGCCCCCAAGCCAAGAAGGTGGCCTACCTCGCGGTGGTCCTCTCGGCTTGTGCCTATCTCGCGTGGGATCTGCGGGCCGGTCGTATCACCTGGGAGTGGGTTGGGGCCCTGACAGCAACGCTCGGGGCCGTGACGGGTGGCTACATCAAAGGCAAACAAGTCTCAGCTTCGGCTGGACCTGCCGGGGGCGCTGTGGGTAGCAGCGCGGGCCCCGGCGACTATCGCCCGGAGGGCACGGAATGAACTACCGCGCCGCTCTCGCCATAGCCGTGGCCGTCCTTGCGCTCTCCTATGGCGGCGTCTGGGCATGGAACCGCCACAAGCAGGCCCAGGCCTCGCAGTTGTCCACTGAATCCACCCAATCCCACGGGGAGGCAATTGCCCATGTCGATCAGGCCCACGCCCTTGAATCGCAGGAGAAGCAGCAGGCCCAAGCCCTCCGGGATGCGGAATCCAAGGTTGCAGACCTCAAGGCCAAGCTGGCGCGGGCGCTTCAGCAGCCCAAGGGTTCAATGCAACCTCCAGGCGATCCCGTGGGTGGGGATCATGGTGTTCCTGCCAGCCCGCCTCAGCCTGTGGTGGATGATGGATTGAAAGACCAAATCATCGCCGCCCAGGATGTGCAGATCCAGGGCCTGAAAGCCCAGGTGGTCACCATCTCGGCTAGCCGGGACCAATGGAAGGGCGCCTACGAGGCCTCTGAGCGGTCCCGTATCGCTGAGGGCATGGCGAAGGATGCCGCGCTGGCTGCCGTGAAGGCATCGCGGTGGCAGGGGCGCATTGAGGGATTCGCGGTCGGTGTGGCCGCTGGACTCGCAGGGGGGAAGCTGTGAATGAGATCGTCCAAAAATTCGGCCCATGGGCGCTTTCATTCCTGGTCCTCGGGGGAATGTTGAAATTCCTGGTCACCGACAAGCTGAAAGTCATCATGCATAAGCTCGACCTGGTGGATAAGCATGAAACCGAGCTCGCCCTCATCAAGCAGCTGATGGAGTTCAACGGATGTGGGTCCTCTGACCCTGCCTGCCGCAGGCGGAAGGGTGAACAATGAGTTCCCCCGCTGTTGACTCCATCACCGATGCTGTTGCCGCCATGCGAGAGCGGGCCGCAGTGTGCCGGACCCTCTACGGCGGCACCATCGCCATGCGGGCCGCAGGTAAGGCCTACCTTCCCCAGTGGCCCCAGGAAACCGACGATGCATGGAGGGCCCGCAAGGACTGCACCTCCCTGTTCCCCGCCTTCAAGAAGGCTATCGGGGTCATGGTGGGTAAGCCCCTCGGCTCCGAAATCGGCGTGGGTGACGATGTTCCCAACACCATCGAGGCCACCTTCTCCAACATAGACCGCCAGGGCAGGGACCTGGATGCCTTCGCCCGGGATGTCGCCCTCTCCTGCCTCAGGGATGGCATCACCTGGGTTTTGGCCGATTACCCCCGCGTCCCCAAAGGCGCAACCCTCGCCACTGAGCGGGCCCTGGGGGCACGCCCCTACCTGATCCACATCCCCCTGGGCAACGTCCTAGGGTGGCAACGCGACAAGGCGGGGAATCTCGTCCAATTCCGCTACCTGGAGACGGTGGAAATCCCCTACGGGCCATGGGCGACCCAGACCCTTGAGCGGGTTCGCGTGTGGTCCCCGGGCCGGGTGGAGGTCTACGAGAAGACCGAAACAACCGCTTGGACACTGGTGGACGAGGCTGAAACCTCCCTGAAGGAAATCCCCGTGGTGGCCGTCTATGGCCAGCGCGAAGGGCTCTGGAGCGCCACGCCCCCCCTTGAGGACTTGGCGTGGAAGAATATCCAGCATTGGCAGAGTGAGAGCGATCAGCGGAATATCCTCCATGTCGCCCGGGTGCCGTTCCTGGCTGGGGACGAGGATGCCCGCAGTGATCCCAACGCCCCTGTCACCATCGGCACCGGTGGGATGCTTGTGGGAATCAAGGGTCTACGGTTCGTGGAGCATTCTGGGGCAGCCATCGGGGCAGGGCGGCAGGATCTCATTGACCTCGAAGACCAGATGCAGCGCATCGCCGGGGAACTCCTCTCCCGCGTGGTGCAGAAGACCGCGACCGAATCCGACCGAGAAGGCAACGAAGGTGAGTCCTGGCTCCGTGCCTGGGCCCGAACCTTCGAGGATGCCCTGGAGGAATGTCTCCGCATGATGGGGCTCTGGATTGGCGAGGCGCAGGGCGGAACCCTCTCGCTCGATTTCGACTGGAACGACACCACCCTTGCCGCCGACATGATCACGGCCCTGACCAATGCCCGGACTTCTGGCAACCTCTCCCGCGAAGCCTACCTGACCAAGATGCAGGAGGGCGGCGTTCTGCCTGTGGGGCGCACCATTCAGCAGGAAATGGACGCTCAGGATGTGGAGGGGCCGCAGGGCTTTGGCAATGTTGACCCGCTGGGCAAATCCGCATGACCCCCCCCATCCCCAACCGCATCCAGTCTGCCCTCATCAAAGAGGGTCTGAACCTCGCCCGGTACGAGGCTGGGCTGCGGCGTGATGTCCTGAAGCTCCTGGCAGACCTCGGGGATGAACTTGGCGCAAGCCTATCTGGCGCAGGGCTCGATACCCCGCGCACGGACTGGCAGCGGGCGCGGCTTCAGAAGCTGTTGGCGACCGTAGAGCGCAAGGTGTCCGAGGTCTATGGGCAGATTGAGGGCCTGACCACCACTGAGCTTTCGGGTTTGGTGGAGGTGTCCGCGGATCGCATCGTCACCGCCTGCAATGACGCCATCGGGGCCAAACTACTCCAGCCGATCCAATGGACAGAAGAGCAGATCCAGGCCATCGTCAGCGACACGCTCATTGAGGGCGCTCCATCTGCAGAGTGGTGGACCCGGCAGAGTGCAGACTTCACCAAGGCCTTCACGGACCAGATGCGCATGGGGATGATGCGCGGCGAAACGGTTGACCAGCTCCGCAACCGCATCCTACCCGCCGTGGACCTCCGCAAGGTCCAGCCCGGGAGCCGGTCACTCATCCAGACCGCCAGGCGCAATGCTGAAGCTCTGGTGCGAACCTCTGCGATCACCATCAACAACGCCGCCCACCAGGCCGCCTATGACGCGAACGCCGACATCATGGAGGGCGTGGAGTGGGTCAGCACCCTGGACACCCGCACATGCCTGTCCTGCGCATCCCTGGATGGGAAGACGTGGGATATGGGCGAGTCGCACCCGATACCCTCTCTCCACTGGAACTGCCGGTGCTTCCTGGCCCCGAAAACCAAGTCCTGGGAGCAACTGGCGCGTGAGGCGGGCGGGGACACCCGGCTTGCGGCCGAGCTCGACAAAATACCGCCCGGGGATCGTGCCTCCATGGGTGGGCCCGTCAGCGGTGGGACCACCTTCGAGCAGTGGTTCAAGGACCAAGACGAGGCCACCCAACGCGAGATCTTGGGGCCGAAGAAGTGGGAGATCTGGGACCGCTCGGGGCTCACGCTCAACCAGATGGTTAGCGGGGATGGGCGCGAACTGACGCTGGCCCAACTCAAAGCCAGATAGTGACACCCGGAAGTCACACCCCCAGCCGGACTCTGAGGCCAGACAGGCGTGAGGCCTGTTCCCGCTGCGATAGCGGACCCCTCGGAGATCCAGATGTCCCTCAAAACCCTCGAAGGCCTGCCGGATGAAGTCGCCAAGCTCTACAAGCAGGGCGAAGACGGCGAATACCACCTCATCGAAGCCCCTGATGGGCTTAAGTCTGCGCTCCAGAAAGAGCGTGAGCGAGCCAACGCCGCCGAGAAGGCGCTGAAGGATCGCGAGAAGACCGAAGCGGAAGCCCTGGCCCGGAAGGAACGCGAGGACCTGGAGAAGAAGGGGGAATACGAGAAGCTGAGCGCCGCCGACAAGGCTGCACTCAAGGCCGCAGAGGAACGGGCGCAGGCGCTTGACGCCAAGCTCCGGAGTGGGGCCATCGAGCGCGCTGCGCTTGAGGCGGTCACCTCCGTAAAGGGCATCCCCAAGGCCCTCCTTCCTCACATTCTGCCCAACCTTGAGGCCGTCCCTGATGGGGATGGATTCGCCGTCAAGGTGAAGGGTGACCCCGCCAAGAAGATCACCGATTTCGTGTCCTCGCTCAAGGCTGAGATGGCCTGGGGCTTTGAGGGCTCCGGCGCTTCCGGCAGTGGGGCTGGCCAGCCTGGGCAGGGCGGTGGCGGGACGAATGCCCGCTACGCCGAGCTGATGGCCAAAGAGAACCGAACCAACGCCGAGGGCCTGGAGATGATCCGCCTCGGACACGAAATCCAGAACGCAACCAAACCCTGAAAGGACTTAGGCCATGGCCTTCAACGTCGGTCAAGTATCGGACTTCAGCGATTCCAACAGCGTCCTTAGCCCCGTGATGGCGGCCCTCGCCAAGTCCATCACGCTCCCCCGCTTCAAGGGCGCCCTCTACCAGGCCATGGGTAACCCCCTGGTCCCCATCAAGACCAAGCAGTACGACGTCTACAGCCGCTCCAAGAGCACCCGCAACGGCATCATCGGGACCGCTGGCGGCTCCGACTGGGGCAGCACGTCTGCTACCACCTCTCTCCCCATCGCCGCCGCCTACAATGCTGGCCTGACCGTGGGCCACGTGCTCAAGATCGACAGCGAAATCATGGTGGTCAAGAGCGTGAACCGTTCCGCCAACACGGTGGACGTCTTCGCTCGTGGCGCGGCTGGCACCACCGCTGCGACCCACGCCACCGGCGCCAGCTTCTCCGTGATCGGGTTCGCGGGCCGGGATGTGGATCTCAAGAGCGCTGAGTCCTTCAGCGAGAACACCCTGAAATGCCCCAACTACGTCCAGACAGTCTTCGAACTCCTGGACTGGACCAAGGGTGCGGAGCTGGAGCGCCAGGGGCTCAGCACTGCCAACGTCATCGCCATCCTCCAGCAGGAGGCCACCATCCGTGTGGCTGAAACCCTGTCCAACATGGCCATCAACGGCGTGAAGCAGGCTGGATCCGCCTCTATCCCCTACATGTCCAGCGGCCTCCTGGCCAGCCTGGAAGACACCAACGGCAGCACCCGCCCTGTCCAGCGCTACAACGCCTCCAGCGCCGCCCTGGATGAAACCAAGCTCTGTGCCGCCCTGGATCAGGTCTTCGCCCTGGGCGCTCCTGACACCATCGTGACCGGGCTCTATAACGCCAACAAGTTCAAGACCTTCACGGGCGCCGGCAAGGATGTCACCATCGCCACGGATCGCATGGACACTGGCGCGGGCCGGTTCATCGACCACTACGACTACAACGGGGCTCGGCTCAATCTCCTGATCGACGCCGACATGCCCAACGACAAGGTGGCCATCGTCACCATGGGCAGCCTCAAGAAGGGCTGGTTGGATGGCGACATCCTGACCACCAAGGAAGAGCCCACCCTCAGCACCCGTGAGAAGCGCGAATCCATCCAGGGTTCTGTGGGCTTCATCGTCGAGAACGTGGGTTACGACCACCTGGAAATCTACGGCCTGATCTAGGCCATGCGCCGGGGTGGGCTTCGGTCTGCCCCGGCACTCTTTGGAGACCCCATGCAGATCCCCGCGCTTGTGTTTCCCGATGGTGGTTGGTGCGAGGCCCTGGGCACGTCCTACCGCCCCGGCCCCTACCAGCCCCGCACGGCTGACGAATACAAGGCCCTGGCCCCCTTCGCCATCGACGCCCCCGAGTTGGAAGAGGACGGCGTGTCCATCCCCTCGTCTGCGCTGAGGGATAAGGCGAGCCTCTGTGCCTGGGCCAAGGAAACCCACGGCCTGGACATCAGCCCTGATGCCGGGACCAAGGACGAACTGAAGGCCCAGATCCTCGCAGCCATTGAGGCCCGGTAGCCATGACGCTCACGGTCGGCACTGACACCTACGCCTCCCTTGCGGAAGCCGAAGCCTACATGGCCACGCTGACGTTCAAGGATGCGTGGGGCAGTGCTGACCCCGCCAAGGAGGCCGCACTCAAGCAGGCCGCCCGACTTCTCGACACCCTGAACTGGAAGGGCACCCGCGCCACCCAGGCCCAGTCCATGGCTTGGCCTCGTGTGGATGTGGTGGACCGTGACGGCTACGAAGTCGAGGGCATCCCCGCCGCCCTCAAAAATGCCCAAGCCGAGTTCGCCCTTCGCCTGATGGCGGAAGACCGCACCGCTGACGCTGGCGCACTGGCCCCCCAGGCGATGACCATTGGAAGCCTCCAGATTTCCGACCTGCGCCGCTCCGTGTTCCCGCCTTCCGTGCTGGAACTGGCCCGCGACTTCCTCCGGGCTTCTGGAGGGGTTTTGGTGGTGCGCGGATGAGCCTCGCCACCCTCGCCATTGCCCAAGCCAAAGCCGCCATGCAGCGTTATGGCTGTGCGGTGGCGCTGTCTCACGTGTCCGTGGGCACCGGGCCAGACTCGACAGGTGACGTGACCACTGCCGCAAACACTTGGGGACTGCTGGATGCGTCGAGTCTTCAGGGGCTCGGGTTCAAGTTCGGGTCTGATCTTGTACAGGCCGGTGATTGCAAACTCACCATTCCCGGGGGGCTCGCTTTCGCCCCTGCTCCTGGTGACACCCTTACCGCTGCGGGCAAATCCTGGACGGTCATTTCGGTTCGCCCCCTCTATGTGGGCTCTGCGCCTGCGACCTATGAACTCCTGGTGCGGTCATGAGCTTCGCCGGGGATATCTCCACGTTCGCCAAAGAGACCAACATCAAGTTCGACAAGGTGGTGCGCAAGGTCACCATCGACATGACGCGGGAACTGGTCATCGCCACCCCCGTGGACACCGGGCTTGCGCGCTCCTCGTGGTTCTTTGGCCTGACGCGCCCCACGAACGTGGGGGAATCCGCCTCCAAGAATGGTGCCCCCTCCATCTCGAGGTGCCTGGAGTTCACAGCCAACCTCAAGGCGGGCGGGGTCCACTTCATCGCCAATAACCTGCCCTACATCATGGCCCTGGAGTTCGGATCCTCGACCCAGGCCCCCAATGGCATGGCCCGGAAGACCGTCGAGAAGTGGCAGGAGATCGTCAACCGTGTGGCGGGTGCGCTGTGAGATACGCCGCCATCCTCGCCCTCCTCAACACGCACCTTCAGACCTTCCCTGGGTGGTCAGACGCGGCTTGCGCATGGCCCAACCGTCCCTTCACGCCTACGCCTGGTGTTGGCTGGTGGAAGGTGGATTTCATCCCCTCCACCGTTGAATACGCCCTGGGTGCAAGCGGGGCCATCCACGAGCGCGGCATCTACCAAGTCACCCGCTACGAGCCCGCCAGCAAGGGCGCAGCGGCAGGGCTGGGTGCCTCTGACTCCATGGCCTCGCACTTCAGCCGACAGGTCCTGGCCGGATCGGGGCTTTCCGTGGCCTGCGGCATCCCCGAGCTTGGCCCCTGCCTTTCTGAGCCTGACTGGTTCGCGTCTCCCCTGTCCATCCGCTTCACAGCCCTCTGAGGTGCCCTAAATGCCTACCTCCATCGGTCAATACACCCAACTGGCCTACATCCTGGAGCCCAATGCCTTCGGGTCCACTCCCGCAACGCCTGTGGGCCAGAAGCTCCCCATCATCTCCGGCCTATCCCTGGCCCCTGACGCATCCTACATCGACAACCCCACTTTCCGCACGGATGGCATGGCCGCTGCCGGAAGGCGTGGGGCGCTGAAGGGTAAGGGCACCATCCCTGGCAAGCTCGCCTATGGCCAATTCGATGACTTCATGGCCGCTGCCCTGGGCAACTTCTCCTGGCTGTCCAACGTGGTCAAGATCAAGGCCATTGCGGTCATGAGCGCCGCCACGGTCACGGTCGCTTCGGCGGGCAAGACCTTCACCCGTGCCGCTGGGTCCTTCCTGGCGGATGGCTTCGCGGTGGGCGATGCGGTGCAGTGGTCCGGGTTCACCAATGCCGGGAACAACGTCACCGTTATCATCACGGCCCTGACTGCCACCGTCATGACCTGCTCGGCTGCGCCCGTTTTGGTGGACGAGGCCAGCTCCACGACCTGCAAGTGCGTCACCAACATCCGGCCCAGCTTCACCATCGAGCGCGGCGACCTGCTGACCTCCAGCTTCTTCCCCTTCACTGGGATGGTCATCGACTCCATGAAGCTCTCCGGCAAGACCGGGGACGCTGTGGATATCAGCTTCGACGTGCTGACCAAGGGCGTGAACAACGAGGCTACCGGAACCCTCTTTAGCAGCCTCACCGCTGTCAATACGAACCCCCTCATCACCACCTGGGAGGGCTCCGTCAAACGGAACACTGTGGCGCAGGCCAACGTGGTGGGCTGGGATCTGACTGTCTCCCGCAACTGCGACACCGCAGAGGTCTGCGGGTCCAGTGTCCTTTACGACATCCAGCCCCGGCAGCATCGCGTGAAGGGCAGCTTGGAACTCTACTTCGACTCCAACCAGGCCTACTCCGATTACCGCGCTGAAACGGATCTGGCGCTTCAGCTGATCCTCGGCTCCGGCTCCGCGAAGAGCTACCAGATCGACCTCACCAAGTGCCGCTACACCAACTGGAAGGGCGACCCCAAGGATGGCATGGGCACCGTGACCGTCGATGTCGAGTCCTACGCGCCCGATTCCGGCACCAACACCGCTTTCATGTTGACCCGCATTCCTTAAGGAGCCTTTGTGGACCTCTCGAAAATTAAAGCAGTCGACTCCGTGCGCGTCGAGATCCAGCACCCCGCTTGCGAAGGTGTTGTGGTCGTCATCGCGGGCATCACCCATGCCGCCACCAAAAAGGCCGACCAGAAGCGGGCCGATGCCCTGCTGAAGGCCAAGAAGGGACTCAAGGCCGAAGACCGCGAAAAGCTCATGATCGACTACATGTCCGCCCGGGTCCTGGCCTGGGAGGGAGTGCAGTGGGAAGGTGCCGACCTCGAATGCACCCCCGAGAACGTCGCGATGGTCCTCTCTGTCCCCGATCTGGCGTTCCTCCGCGACGAAATCCTCATCGCCATGGGGGATGACGAGGCTTTTTTCAAGGCCTAGAGGAGGAGTGTTTCGATGGTGCGCGCCACCTCTTCAAGCTCGCCAAGCCCGACAAGTCCGGGGTCACGCTTGCACAGAAGGGGGCGCACCTCGAAGCCCAGGGCATCCACCCCAGGTTCATGGACGGCCCGGATCTGCCGGAGTGCTGCTCTCACCTGTGGGCCTGGTTCATGGACGCCCACCAGGCCAGGCAGTCCGGAATGTCCACGCTCCCCCTCTCGTGGTCAGACCTTCACGCGTTCCTCTCCCTGCACGAGATCCGGCTGAGGCCTTGGGAGATCCGGTGTTTACGAGCTTTTGACCGCGCCTACTTAACCGCTTTCGCACAGGAGGACACCAACGATGACGGACCTGGCGAGGCTGGTTCTAGCGGTGGACAGCACAGAGGTGAAGAGCGCTGATCGTGCGCTCTCAGGCCTGGAGTCCACCGCCAACAAGGCGGAAGCCGCAGCCGGGAAACTGATGGCGGTGTTCGCCGGGTTGATGACGGTATTGGCCGGCGCGAAAGCGTTCTATGACACCAACGCCGAGTTCCAGCGACTCAACGCATCGCTGATCACCGTCACGGGTTCTGCCGGGGCTGCGGAGAAGGCTTTCGCCATGCTCCAGCGCCTAGCCAAGGACACGCCCTACGAGCTCTCTGAAGTAACCCAGGCCTTCATCAACCTCAAGGCCCGGGGCATGGATGCTTCCGCCGAATCCCTTCTGGCCTATGGCGACATGGCCAGTTCCTTCGGGCGCAGCTTGACCGACACCATCCAGGCCATCGCGGGTGTGGCGATGGGTGAGACGGAGGCCATCAAGTCATTTGGTGTGCAGGCAACAGCAGCCGGAGATAAGGTGGCCCTCACCTTCAAGGGGCAAACAGAGGTCATCAACCGTTCCACCTCTGCGGTGGAGGCCTATTTCAAGCAGCTCGCAGTCTCGAACTTTGGCGGGGGCATGGAGCGCCAGATGAAGACGCTTGGCGGGCTGATGTCCAACCTGAAAGACCAGATCGCGGCCACCTTTTTTGCCATCGGGAATGCTGGGGCTTCGGGTGGCATGGGTGATGGCATTGCCGGGCTGACTAAGGCTCTGGACAGTGCAACCCCGGCGCTGGTGCGCTTCACCCAATCCGTAACATCGACCGCCGCATCGACGGTTGCCGTGTTGAATGCCATCAAGATCCCGATAGCTGCCCTTGCCGCCCTCGGGTTCGCCGTGATCCTTAATGGGTGGGTTGTGGCACTGGCGGGCATGGCGGCACCCCTGATTAAGGCCACCGCGCTGACCCTGGCGCTCGACCTCGCCACACTGAAATACGCCACAAGCGCAGGAGTGGCCGCAATGGCTTCCGGTGGACTCAAAGTGGCTATCGCCGCCATTGCCTCGCCAGTGGGGGTGCTGATCATCGCGCTTGGCGCGCTCTACCTGGCCACGAAGTCTTATCGGAACGAGACGGACGCCCTCAACCGGTCCATCGACGAGCAGCAGGCCAGGATGAACAAGCAGCAGCCCATCCTTAATGCGAGGGATCGGGTTCGGGAGCTCCGGGAGGAGAACGAGCGACTCAGGAAGGTCCTCTCGGGCGACAAATCCGTGAAGATCCGCAGCACCGAGGGACAGGCGCTTGTCAGCCAAGTCACGAAGGACGGGGGCGACTCTGCATGGGCCGACATCGTGGCGAACCACTTGGACGCCGAACTTGCAGCCAATCAGAAGCTCAAGGACAAGCTGGACGCACGGAACAAGGCCATCAAGGACACCGCTGCGGAAATGCAGAGGCTCGAAGACGCCAAGAAGGAGATGATCCGCAACCTCAAAAAGTCCAATGCCGAGTTCGCCAACATGGCAAGCGCTGGCCAGTGGTCTTTCATGAAGGAAACCGATCTGGACGAGCGCGCCAAGCAGATCGCAGAGGCCAAGCGCCTTGGCTTGGCTGAGAGTGCGGCAATCCAGCAGTGGACCAAGAACCAGGAGGCCATCAGCCGCTACGCCAACGAAAAGCGCAGGGCGGCGGAACGCCTAGAGGCCGCTGCCAAGCGAACCGAGGAGGCTCTTGCGCGGCAGGGCGATTATTCCTCCGGCATGGTGGACGCTGCGAGCAGCTTGAACCTGCAGTACGACCCCGAAAAGAAATACCTCGACGCCGTGAACCGCATCAACGCCCTCAAAAAGGCGGGGATGCTCACGGACACTGCCTACGTCAAAGCGCTGCGCGATGTGGAAGCCGAGCACGGCAACCTCTGGGCGCAGATGTCCCTCCAGGTCGAAACCTACGCCGACACCAGCGCAGCCGCGCTTGCCAACTTCTTCAACGGCACCTCCAGCGGCTTCCGGGAGATGACCATCTCCATCCTCACGGACCTTGAGAAGATGATCATCAAAGCCACCATCACCAAGCCCATCTTTGATGCGCTGGCGAAGAGCATCAACAGCATGGGGAGCGGCGATAGCTGGCTGTCCTCGCTGGGCAGCACGGTAGCTGGCTGGTTTGGGGGCGGGAGCACTCAGATTTCCGGCATGTCCTCCGATTCCCTCCTTGGCCAGGCCGCGGCATCGGGCGGATACCGGGACGGCTCCAAGCCTTACCTCGTAGGGGAGCGCGGCCCTGAGATCTTCAACCCTGGCGTGTCCGGGACCATCACCCCCAACAACAAAATCGGGGGTAGCTCCATCAACATCGTCAATCAGATCAACGTGACGGTGGCGGATGGGCAGGCCACCACCAACACCAAGAGCAGCGCCCAACAGGGCCAAGATATTGCCAAGAGCCTTGAATCGATGATGGACGCCTGGGCTGCAAAGAACATGCGACAGGGCGGCCTATTTGTGGGTGGACGATGACGGCGACCTTCCCCTATCTGCCCGATTGGGGTGCCTCCCCCGAGATGCCCCAGGCCATCAACAAGGTGGCCTTTGGGGATGGCTATGAACAACGCAGTCACAAGGGGCTCAACCCTTATCTGCCCATCTGGAGCCTGACCTTCTCCAAGCGAACCCAGGCAGAGGCCGAGGCGATTGCTGCGTGGTTCCAAGCGAACAAAGCGGACGTGGCTGCCTTCAATTGGACCACCCCGGGCGCGAACACAACAGCGACCGACGAACTGTTCTTCACTGGGGATGGGTCGACATCATCCGCCCAGCTCACGAAGGGCGGGGACGCCATCACGTCTGGGATTCTGATCTCATCCCTCACCCGCACGGACTGGCAGGGGACGGTCCAGCTGAGCCCGACCCCTCGGACGAACCTCCGACTCTATAGCCAAGATTTCACAATCGCGGCATGGATTAAAACGAACCTGACAGTAACGCCAGACGCCACAACCGCGCCAGATGGCACGAACACCGCCGACCTCCTTGTGACTGCTGCGGTCACGGGATCGATGCGGGTTTACCGTGGCGTGGCGTCTGTTGCGGGCCAGAGACGCTGCTCATCCTGGTATGTCAAGAAGCAGCCAGGTTCTGTGGTCCGTTGGTTAGTATTGTCGGCAGACCAATCTGGAGCCCTTGCGTGGTTTGACCTAGACAATGGGGTGTTTGGGAATATCGGTTCCGGGATCACCGCCTTGGTTTCCGCCCTATCCAATGGATGGTATCGGGTTTCTATCACCTACAACGCTGCTGGGAACGACTCCGGGGATAACCAATTCCTCACCGTGGTTGCAGGAAATGGGAACTTAACCAACATCACCGGGGACGGGGTCACCGGGTTCTATGTCTGGGGCGCCCAGGTCGAGGACTCCGCCGAGCCGACCTCCTACATCCCGACAGATATTTCCATCGTCACCGTGACCGACTACACCATCTCCTCCACGGGCGTGGTCGCCTTCGGCCAGACGCCTATAAGCGGGGCAACGTTCAGGTGGTCTGGGACCTATACCATCGGGTTCATGTGGGTGGCGGACTCCTGGACCCCTGCCAAGCCCGACGAATACAACTCCTGGTCGGTCCAGGCCAAGTTCCGGCAGGTGGCGGCATGATCCCCTACTCGGAAATCATGAGCCTGAGCCCCACGGCCATTATCGAGCTCTTCGTGTTGGACGCCTCAAGCATCGCGGGCGGGGGAGTCTACTACTTCCACGCCGGGACCAACCAGGTCGGCAGGGACATCGTGTGGCAGGGGCAGGCATACCAGCGCCTCCCGATGAAGGCGGATGGGTTTGAATGGTCCTCCAAGGGCACCCTCCCACGGCCCAAGATCACTGTGTCCAACCTGGATGGCGTGGTCGGGGCCATGATCCGCGACCTGGATGACCTTGTGGGAGCCAAGGTTACCCGCAAGCGGTGCTTCGCCCGCCACCTGGACGGGATGCCTGGGGCCGACCCAGAGGCGCACTGGCCCGATGAACCCTGGGAGATCGACCGCAAAACCGCTGAGACCGACGAGGCTATTGAATTTGAATTGGTGGCACCCCTCGATGTACAGGGCTCCAAGGTGCCCCGGAGGCTCATCAACGCCGGGTTCTGCAACTGGGACCCGGGTTCAAGCGAGATTTGCCCCTACATCGCAGGGTGCAAGCGGCGCTTGGCCGACTGCAAGGAGAACTACCCCAACCAGGCGCTCCCCTATGGCGGGTTCCCTGGCACCAGGAGGGCCGCATGACGCCCGAACTCCACGCCGCCATCATGGCCCACGTTTCCGCGACTCCTGGCGAGGCCTGCGGGCTCCTGGTCTGGGATGGCAAGGTCAGCGCCACCTACCACCCCTGCCGGAATACTTCGCCCGAGGGAGACCGGTTCAGCATCCACATCGAGGACTGGTGCGCCGCCGAGGACGCCGGGGAGATCCTGGGCGTGGTCCACTCGCACCCGGACGGCAACCTTCAACCCTCCCCCTGGGATCTTCACAGCGCCACCATCATGGGCAAGGCGTGGTGGATCTTTAACCCCGAGGGGAAGTGGTTCCGGTTCCCCGGAAGACTCCCCCTTTCGGGCAGGCCCTACGCCTGGGGGGTTTCCGACTGCCTGACGCTGGTGCAGGACTGGTGCCTAGAGCAGGGGGCCCGGATCCCCGACCCCATCCGCGTCCCCCACTACTGGGAACAGGGCCTTGACCCCTTCCAAAAGGGGCTTGAGGGTTCACGGTTCTCCATCGTTGAGGGTGATCCCCAGCGGGGAGACGTGCTGCTCTTCGGCAACCCGGCCCGTCACGCCGGGGTTTACATCGGCCACGGGAAGTTCCTCCACCACCGAGAGGGGCAACTCTCCCGTGCCGAGGCCTTGGACGGCTACTGGCAGAAGGCCATGCGAATTGTGAGGGCTGCATGAGGGAGATCCGCCTCTACGGCGAATTGGGGCGCAGGTTCGGGCGCGAACACCATTTCGAGGTGGCCACCCCTGCCGAGGCTATCAAGGCGTTGTGCCATCAGGTGAAGGGCTTCAAGGCCTATCTCCGGGAACACCGGGAAGACCCCTTCGCCGTACTGGTGGACCGCGTTTCCCTTGGCGAGGGCGAGTTCAGCGGGCCCGTGGGTCGGATGGAAACCATCAAGATCGTGCCTGTCGTGGCGGGCGGGTCCAACGGGCTGAAGATGGTGGCCGGGGCTGTGCTGATCGTGGTTGGGGCAGTTGTTAACGCTTATTTCCCCGGGTCGGGCACCCCGTTCATCCAGATGGGCGTGGGCCTAATGATCGGCGGCGTGGTGGGCTACCTCACGCAAGCCGCTGCGCCAACCTCCGCATCCAGCACTGCAGATTCTGAACCCACCAACTACACCTTCGGGTCTCCACGGGTCACCAATGGCCAGGGCTACCCTGTCCCACTGGGCTACGGGAAATTCAGGGTCGGTGGGGCGCTGATCAGTTCCGGCATCGCCTCCGAGTCCTTCCAGTCCCTCGGGTTCGGCGGCATGGCCCCAGATGACTCCGGCACCAAGGGTGGGGATGGGAACTCCGTCCCGTGGGCGTGGTCAGTTGCGCCTGAATCGGACACCGAAGCCTCAGGCATCAGCGAACAGCTGCGGTTCATCCAGGCACTGTCTGAGGGGCCGATTCTGGGCCTGGTCAATGGCCTCCAGTCGGTCTATCTGGATGACACCCCCATCCAGAGCCCCAGCGGGTCATTCAACATCCACGGCATCAATCTGGCCATGTCCTCCGGGACGGCCAACCAGGCGGCCATCCCCGGCTTCCCCAGCATCGAGACGCCCTACGATGTCAGCGTCAAAGTCACCAACGCGGGCGGTGCCATCGCTCGGACCATCTCGACGCCCAATCTCTCCGCTGTCCGGATCCGCATCAAATACCCCTCCATGCAGACGGTGGATAAGACCACCGGAGACGTATCGGCGGCATCTGCCCAAATCTCGGTCACCATCCAGAACGCCAATTACAACGGGGGCGTGGCGTATCCCGTGACGCTCTCCGAGGGCGGAACCTGCAAGATCAAAAGCTCTTCGGCCTACACCAAGGCCTGGAGGATCGAACTCCCCCAGGGCATCTCGGGGCCGTGGACGATCAGCGTGACCCGCGTGACCGAGGACAGCACCTCCAACTACCTGATGAACGACACGTGGTGGGCGGACTACACCGAACTTACAGACGAACTCCTGCGTTACCCCTACACCGCCGTGATGGGGATCTCGGTGGACGCCAAGAGCTTCAATTCGGTCCCCGAGCTCACGGCGGAGTGCTACCTCCGCATCATCCAGGTGCCCAGCAACTACGACACGGACACCCGGACCTATTCCGGGATCTGGGACGGCACCTTCAAGTGGGCATGGAGCGACAACCCGGCCTGGTGCTGGTACGACCTCGCCACGAACACCCGGTATGGCTGCGGGACCTTCCTCCAAGCCTCGGGGATGGACAAGTGGGCGCTCTACGACATCGCCCAGTGGTGTGATGAGCAGGTGGACAACGGCCTGGGCGGCAAAGAGCCGCGCATGACCATGAACATCTTCATCCAGACCCAGGAAGAGGCCATCAAGGTTCTGTCTGAACTCGCCTCCTGCTTCTGGGGGATTGCCTATTATGCTGCGGGAAGCGTGACGGCGGTGGCCGACTGGGACAAGGAGCCTGTGGCCCTCTTCACCAACGCCAATGTGCAGGACGGAAAGTTCACCTATTCCGGCAGCGCGAAGAAGGCGCGGCATACCAGTGCCGTAGTGACCTGGATGGACCCTTCCCTGGGCTACGCCACCAACCAGGAAATCTATGAATACGAGGATGCCCGTTCCAGGTACGGGTACAACCCGCTCACCGGAACAGCGATCGGCAGCACTTCAAGGGGGCAATCCCGCAGGTTTGGGCAATGGGAGGTTCTGTCGGAGTTCTTCGGGACGGATACCGTGAGCTTCACTGCGGGGCTCGACGGATCCCTGCTTCTCCCCGGGGATATCTTCCAGGTCCAGGACAACCACAGGGCGGGAAGCACCCGGTGGGGTGGAAGGCTGTGGGGGGGCTGCACAACCACCACCATCAACCTGGACGGGGCCGTGGCCCTTGAGGTTGGGAAGAACTACTACCTGAAGGTGTGGGGTGCAGACGGCTCCGTTGCGGTTCGGCAGGTGCTTTCCGGGCCCGGGACATGGGCCGCCATCACTACCGCGCCCTTCGATGCCGAGCCCAGCGCCATGGCGGTATGGGTCCTCCAGGAAGAGGCAGACGCGAAGCTCTATCGCGCCATTTCCATCTCCGAAAAGAGCGGGCTGGGCCATGACATCACGGGCCTCCTCCATGTCCCCGAGAAATACAGCCTGATCGGGGTGGGTAACGATTTCGAGACGGCCACCACCGACAACCCGGAGTATCCCCGGCCCGTGAACCTCGCCGCAGGGGTGTCCATCTCGTCGACCAGTGGCGTTCTCTCCGTCCGTGTCACCCCCACATGGGAGCCTGTCCAGAACTACACCCCATCCAGCTACCAGCTGGCCTATCGCTACCAGGGCGGGGCCTGGACACCACTCCCGGTACAAGGGCTCGGTGCGGAAATCACCGGGCACGGGCTTGGGCTCTATGAGTTCAAGTGCTACGCGGTTTACCGGACCCGCAAATCCGCAGCGGCAACCTGGTCCATCACCGCCGACATCACCGGGAACCCCCCCAATGTGACCGGGCTTACCTGGGCCTATAAAGGCACAGCCCGGATCTCCTGGGATGCCGTGAACGATGCCCGGGGGGTGGATTACGAAGTCCGTATGGGCACCACATGGGACACCGCCATGGTGCTGGGCCGCTTCTCGGGTCTAACCTTCGACGCGGTGGCCGCTGGAACCTACTGGGTCGCGGCCTACTTCATGGGCCTCTACTCTGTGACCCCGGCATCGGTGATCATCCCAGCCAGTGGGATTCCACAGAACGTGGTCCAGACCTGGGACGAAAAGGCGACCTCATGGGCCGGCACATTTGGCGGGGGATGCGCAGCGGATGGCCTGGGGGCGATCTGCCTCACCTCCGGCCTCACAGGCACCTATGAGGTGCCCACCTCCCATGTGGTCGACATCGGAACGGCCCAGCCATGCAGCGTCAGTGTGGCCTATCTCGCATCAACCTCCAGCCTCAATAACGACTGGGATAGCCAGACCAACTTCGATGCCTGGGCAGATGTGGATGGCAACGTCCCCGGCATGGGAACCGTGACCATTCAGATTGCCCTCTCGCAGAACGGCACCACCTGGGGAGATTGGCAGACGTTTATCCCAGGTTCCTACCTGGCTAGGCGCTTCAAGCTCCGCGCCGTGTTAACCCGGGCAGATACGACCGTCACTCAGTATCTCAGCGCGCTCTCCTGGACGGTGGACATGCCCGATCGAACCGCGAAGGGGACCGGCGTTTCTGTTTCCGCTTCGGGTCTTGCGGTGACCTTCTCCCCAGCCTTCCAGGTCATCCCCAACGTGCAGATCACCATCACCAACATGCAGGCCGGGGACATCGTGACCTTCCCCGTAGTGCCCTCCACCTCTGGTTTCACCGTGAAGATCACCAACGGGGGAACCGGGGTTGCCCGAACCATCAACTGGACCGCCCTCGGCTACTAGGAGTTCCCATGTCTCAATACCCACTTCCTGTTCCTGGCGGCTCCGGTCAAACAGTCCGGAACAACATCAACTCAGCCCTGGACGCCCTCTATACGGGGCACTCCGGGGTCTCTGCACCGAGTAGCCCTAAGACGTGGCAAATTTGGACCGACACCAGCGTGTCTCCACCGGTGGAGCGACAGTGGAATGGTTCAGCCTGGGTCGAGAAGGCCAATGAGCAGCGAGTGGCTGTCGCAGATGCTGCCTACACCATCTCCACCAGCGGGAACCGCATCATCGGGTACACCTCTCTCACGGCAGGGCGGACGGTGACGCTTCCCTCTGCGGCGGGCATGGCAGGGCAGCGGATCACGATTCAAGACGAATCTGGAAACGCCTCTGCGTCTAAGCCCATCACCATTCAGCGGGCCGGTTCGGACCTGGTTAGCGGTGTGGTGAGCGTGGCCATTGCATCACCCTATGGGGCAGTTACCTTGATTTCAAATGGCGGGGCGAAGTGGATTGTCCAGAGGCCCAAGATCAGGCAGCAGATCTTCACGGCATCTGGGACATGGACATGTCCAGCGGGGGTAGATCTGGTGCGAGTCACCGTTGCCGGTGGTGGCGGTGGAGGAGCGTCACCGGGAAGCGGCGGCGGCGGTGGCGGTGGTGGAGGGATGGTGGTTACAAAAACCATATCCGTAGTGCCGGGCACAGCCTATACCATCACAGTCGGCAGCGGTGGTGCGGCGGGAGCCGCTGGAGGCTCGTCTTCATTCGGCGCGCTAGTCACAGCCACTGGCGGCGGTAGAGGATCGGGTTCTTTTGGCGGCGTCTACGGAGGCGGCACAGCCCCAGAAATATGGGGAATTTGCACACCTTACGGGTCAGGGGCTTCTCCTGGATATGCCGGTGGGGCCTCCGCCTATGCCTTGGGCGGAGCCTACATCGGCTCATATGTGGGCGGAGGCGGCGGCGCGTCTTATGGGCCCGGAGCGAATGGCGGATATTCGGGGGGCGCAGGGTCCTCTGCCGCCGCGAACACGGGGGGTGGTGGCGGGGGCGGGTATCTATCCTCTGGCGGGTCCGGAGGTTCTGGCATCGTCATCATCGAGTCGGTTGAATAGGAGGCTATGTGAAGACTTACGCAGAAATCCTCAACGGCAAGGTGACCCATGTCGGGACTTGCGCAAACAACTTCACGCCAGAATTCGAGCCTCCCCTGGAGTGCGTGATCATCGACCCGGCCCTCTCCCCTCAGCCGGAGGAGGGTTGGGAGTATCGCGGAGGATGCTTCATCCAGCCAGAGGAAACCGTGGCCCTGGAGCCCGCCCTCACTCTGACCATTGACGGCATCACGGGCGGCTCCTTGGATGGCCTGGAGGTGACCGTCAACGCAGGGGGAGCCCTCACAGCCACGGGCCGGATCACAGACGCGGGCGGGTCGCTTGTCCCTGTGACTGCGACCTTCCGGCTCCCCATCCAGGCCTCAGATGGGCGGGAGCGCCTGGTTGCAGCGGTGGTGACCGAGGGGGCGGTAAGTGTCGCCTGGACACCCAAGGAGTCCGGCGTGTGGTCCATCACTCAAGACCTGGTGAACCTGCGCCAGCCGGACACCACCAAAATGAAGTTCGCAGGCCTCACCGTCTACGTCCTTGAGGCTTAAATGGGGCCGCTCATCCTCTACTACTGGCGAGGCACAGGGCCGCTCGCGTGGCTGGTCAGGACGGCCACCCAGAGCCCCTGGGACCATGTGGCTGTGGGAGTGGAATTGGGCGGTGTCCCGTGCTGCGTCGAGTCCGTCCTCGGCAAGGGGGTGCGGCTGATCCCCCGGGACCTCGACCCCCCGGACGCCAGCCAAGAAACAGGGCTCTACTGGAACCGGGCCAGGGCGGGGGATGTGCTTCAGGAGCTTGGCCAGCCCTACGACATCTTAGACGGAGTTAGGGCGGCGCTAGGGCTTGCCCCCAAACATCGCGGCCTGGAGTGTGCCGAACTGGCCCTGAGGGCACTCCAGGCGGCAGGGCTGACACTGGACGCCTTGCCGACACCGCAGAGGGTCGCGGAGGCAGTCGAAGCCACTACGGGCTATTCCGTCTCATCCTTCTCTGGCAGGGCGTGACGCTTCCGTAGGTATTCCACCACGGCTTCACGGACGAACCGCTGGAGGCTCCATCCCTGGGCCTCCATGTGAGCCTTGATGGCCGTCATCAATGTTGTGGGGAACCAAACGGTTTTCTTCACGCCAGGGTCCTTCTCGGCCACACCAGGGCGACCAGGAAGGGTGCGGAAGGGTTTAGGTGCCATTCCTCCAGCGTCCCAATGAGGCGCGGCCTGGTCTACCGCGATAAATGCTCGGAGTATTTATCGGTCAAAATAGCCGTTGAGGCAAGGAGCGCAAGCCGCCTCTGCTCGTTCGGTCGCCAATCTCCCCGTCTTGCGGCCTGGACCATGATGCCAATAGCTGAATCAACTGCAGCCTTCACATGCAGCGGATCCGACCTAACACCCTCTCCGCATCCCGCCACGATGGCTTGCCCCAGTGACTCGACTACGGAAAGCCAAGCGGAGATCTCGAGCCCCGGAGAGGCGGCAGAGGCCGCAATCATGGCAGGGTGGTGCAGCGCGACCCACGGCCCAGCCTCGGCACCCCATAGATGGTGAATAAGCCTGAACCACGGTTTAGGCCATTCCCCGTAATCCGGCCAGACCTGCATCATTGTCTTGGCCCCGGTAACCAGGTGGGACAGGTGGCGCCTCACCAACATCCTCCTGATGTAGTCCGGATGCCCCATGTAGTTGTAGACCCATGTGATGCTCTGGCCAGTCGCTTCAGCGATACGAGCTGCCGTGAAGTCATAGGGGTATTTCCGAAGCAGATGCGCTGCGGCGTTCTTGGCTTCTTCAAGGCGCGGTGCATCGCCCAAGAGCCGTTTCGGACCCTGACCCGACACACTTCCCCCGGTGGTATTTTATCGACCTTCCCACCCGTAAAGGAGTAAGCAATGTTTTCCCAATGGGTTGCGACTTGTAAAAAGTTGGCATTCCCAGTTTGGTTAGGTTATTCAACCCTCATGCCAGGATGATTTCAATCTCGAATATTGTGGGAGCGTCAATGGACACCATCACCGAAACGGCATGGTCAATGTATAGAATGCGGGTCAGTTTGGTTGCCGAACTGCTGGATGACGCGCTCTATTGGCCTCCTTGCGAGGAACACGACTTCGGCATCATCCTGGCTGGCTCCGAGGCCGCAGCCGAGAGGATGCTGGAGAAGGTGATCGCGGAGAGGGTGGGGAAGGCGGGGTAGGCATTTTTTCTACCCTTCGCATTCATGGGGCAGATTTTGGGGCAGGTTTGAATAGACTTCCTGTTAAGTGTTGGTGATAGGCGTGATGTCGCGCTTGTTCGGTGGAGGGTGGGGCCACCAAGAAAAACAGCCACTTAGGGTGGCTGTTTCCTTGTCATCTCTGCTCGCCTGCGGGAAGCTTCAGCGTCCTGACATCTTCCCCTGCAGTTCGGCGATGGCTTTGACGGGATCCG